TCTGCAAACAGCTCGAGCAGGCGCTGAGCCGACGCCTGATTCCCATCACCGATGTTGATATGACGATCGAGTTCAAACTCGACGGCTTCCTGCGCACGACGCCGCAGGAGCGAGCGCAGTTCTACTCAACCATGGCACAGAACGGTGCGATGAGCCGCAACGAGATCCGCCGTCTCGAGAACCTCCCACCCGTGGAGGGAGGTGACGCGCTCACAGCACAATCGAACCTGGTCCCGCTTGACAAGTTGGGTGAGGCGACTCGCGTCGGATCTTCTCCAAAAGACGGAACACCAGTGAGGCAATGATGACGATTTTCAAAAGTCTTCCACTTGAAAGCGTGGAGCTTAGATTCGAAGGCAACACCCGTAAGTTCAGGGGGTATGCCTCGACGTTTAACGGGAATGACAGTTACGGCGACACGATTTTGCCGGGAGCATATCTGAAGACCTTGGCCGACAACGGCATGCCGAAGATGTTTTTCGCTCATGACTGGGGGCTTCCGGTAGGTAAGTGGCTCTCTGCGGTTGAGGACGAGAAGGGGCTGTTGGTTGAAGGGGAACTGACGCCAGGCAATCCTCAGTCTGACGCCATTCTGGCCGCCATGAAGCACGGGACTGTTGACGGGCTATCGATCGGCTTCCGTCTTTCCGAAGGCGACTACGAGCGCAAGAAGGACGGCGGTCGCATCATCAAGTCGGTCTCCAAGCTCTATGAGATCTCCATCGTGAACTTCCCGGCGGACGGCGACGCTCGCGTCTCCGAAATCCGCTCCGAAGAGATCGACGAACTTCAAACCATTCGTGACTTTGAAAACTTCCTGCGGGAGGCAGGCGGGTTCTCTAAGTCGACCGCGACGTCCATCGTCGCAAAAGCCAAGAAGCTTTTCGCTTCTCAGAGGGAGTCTGAGGAAGAGGAAAAGATGGCAACTCAACTGCTCGAGCGAGTCAAGAAGCTTGAGCTTTCTCTCTCCTAAATGAAAGGTGAAACTATGGCTGATGAAATCAAGCAAGTGATGGAAGCCCTCGACCGTGTCGAAGGCAAGATGGACGAGACCAGCAAGTCGAACGCTGCTGAGCTGAAGCGCCTCGGTGAAGAGCAGACGAAGCTTTCTCGTCAGCTGATGGAACTTCAGCAGAAGGGTGTGGCTGCCAAGCAGGAAGCCGAAGTTAAGACGGCTGGCGACAACGTCGTCGATGCCGACGGCTTCAAGGCCTTCCGCGACGGCTCTGCCCAGAAGGCTCGTGTCGAACTCGTTGAAACGTTTGACAAGAAGGAAGCGGTCAATCCGATCACGACGCCGACAGGTGGCATCGTTCAGGCGTACCGTCGTCCGGGCATCCTCGCTGGTGCTTTCCGTCCGCTCACGATTGAAGGTCTCTTCCCGACGCTCCCGATTACCACGAACGCTTTTGAATACGTCCAGGAAAAGGAAGCCGAGAACGTCAACGGCGCGGCATTCGTTGCTGAAGGCGCTCAGAAGCCGTTTGGTTCTACCGCCGTCGAGACCAAGACGGGCACGATCAAGACGATCGCTCACCTTGCTCGCGTGTCCAAGCAGCTGATGGCCGATGCTCCGGCTCTTGTCGCCTACATCAATCAGCGTCTTGTGTACGGCATCGATCTTGTCGTCGAAGATCAGCTCGTCACCGGCAACGGCACGGGCCAGAACCTCAGCGGCATTCTTACCTCCGGCAACTTCACGGATCACGGCATCACGAAGCTTGCTCAGCTCCCGAAGAATCCGACGAGCTTCGACCTCATCCTCATGGCCAAGTCCAAGGTCGAACAGGCGTTCTTCCGTCCGAACGTCATCCTGCTCAATCCGGCTGACTGGACGAACATGCAGATGGAAAAGAATGCCTCTGGTGACTACTACCTCGGTCATCCGGCTTCTGTCGCTCCGAAGTATCTTTGGGGCCTTCCGGTCTGGACGACTCCGGCCATTACCGCTGGCAAGTTCCTCGTCGGCGACTTTACGCAGGCCGCTACGCTTTGGAACCGTCAGGGCATGACCGTCGAACTGTTCGAACAGGACAGCGACAACGTTCAGAAGAACTTGGTCACGATCCGTGCTGAACGCCGTCTCGGCTTCGGCGTCGAACGTACCAAGGCCCTCGTCGGCGGCTCTCTCACGCTCCCGACGGCCTAAGTAAGGAGGCGTCATGATTGACACGTCTACGGCGAAGTCAGCTGTGACGCTCGAGGACGCAAAGCTTCATCTCCGCGTCGATCACTCCGCTGACGATGCGCTGATCGAGGCTTTGTGTCTCTCCGCTACCCAGATGGCTGAGCACGAGCTACAGCGCGGCTTGATCTCGCGAGAAGGGACGGTCGGTTATGGCGCTGAACCTTCCGACGTTCCCGCCGCGATCAGGCAATGGATTCTGATTCAGGTCGCTCATTACTACGAGCATCGTGAAGCCACGGTTGAAGGTGCCGTAACGCCTTTGCCAAAACTTCATGCATTGCTTGATCCTTTTAGGACTTGGAAATGAAGCGGCCAGAGATTGGAAAGATGAATAGGCGCGTCACGATCTCTGTCGTCTCTCACGTTCCCGACGCTTCCGCCGGCTTCACTGCTCAGGTGGAAAAGAAGGTAACGGTTTGGGGACAACTCGAGGTTGTCGGAGCGGGCATCTACTTCGGTACGAAGCAGGTCGAAAGCACTGTGACGCATCGCGTGACGGTGCGACGAATTGCAGGCAAGACACGGCCGCAGGATCTGATGACCGCCAGCACAATGACGATTGATGGGGTTTCATACCTCATCAAGCGCGTGGCTGATCTTGGCGGAGTCGACCGCTTCACCGTGATCGATTGCGAAGAAAAGGGGGTATCTGATCATGCTGGTAGGCGTATCGGTGGATCCTGGCTTTAAGAAGATCGACTACGACGGCAAGGCGCTCAAGAAGCCTCTTCGCAAGTCGGGGAACGAGGTCAGAAAGCTGGCTCGCAAGCTGATCTCCAGACAGGCCGTGTCTGAAGCCGGGCAATTCCCTGGGAAGCAGACGGGCACGATGGCTAAGTCAATCAAGGTCAAGGTGTCGAGGTATGGCTATTTGGTTCGCATTGCTCCGACGAAGACGGATGCCATGCCGGTCTACTACCCCGCCTTCGTCGTGTACGGTCATCGAGGCCCCAACTCGGAGACCAAGCAGGAGGCCAGAGCCCACAAGAAACGGTACGGCAAGAAGGTGGCGGCGCCTCGAAAGAACTTCGTTCCGGAGGCCGCCGAAATGTATGCGAAAACCTTCCAGTCGGAAATGACTGAAGCACTTGGAGAAGCGATCAAATGAACCTGACTCCAATCATAAATGCCTTGCGCCAGAGGTGTCCTTCGTTCCAAAGGCGCTTTGCCGGCGCGGCCGAATGGGCAGGTCTGACGGTCGAGGAGGCCCCGCCGATGCCGGCGGCCTATGTCGTGCCGCTTCGAGAGGACGCATCCGACAACGAAAGCGTCAACTCGTATTACCAGACGATTACCAACACCTTTGGCGTGATCGTACTGGTGGACAACGCTGCAGACATCCGCGGCCAAGGGGCGACGGCAAGACTCGACAGCCTTAGGCCTGAGCTCTTCAAGGCCCTGCTCTCATGGCATCAGGAGCCGAAGGATGAGTTTTCGGAGATCGTCTATCAGGGCGGATCCCTGCTCTACATGGACGATGCTCGGCTGGCCTTTCAGTTCGAGTTCTCCTACGAGACCTACCTTGACTTCTTCGACACGTACCAGAAGGTCGAGCTTGAGGAGCTTCCAGACTTTGAGGGCATGGACGTCGACGTCGATCAAATTGAACCCTCCGCGACAGGAAAGCCGGACGGCAAACCTGAAGCACACTTAAAGGTGGAATTCAAATGAGCGTGAGTTTTAACACGATTCCGAGCGGCATTCGAGTGCCGCTTTTTTATGCGGAGATGGACAACTCTGCGGCCGCAACGCCGACGAGTCAGACCGCCTCCCTTCTCATCGGCCAGATGTTGGAAGGCGGGAAGGCCGAGGCCGGCAAGCCCGTCTACGTTTCGACTGCGGCAATGGCCAAGGAGCTCTTCGGTCGCGGTTCCATGATCACCCGCATGGTCGAAGCCTATCGAAGCGTCGACAGCTTTGGCCAACTTGTGGTGATCCCCGTGGCCGATGCCTCCGGCACGGCTGCGACCGGCAAGGTAACCTGCTCCGGCACAGCCGCCGAGGCAGGGACGATTTCCCTCTACATCGGGTCCGACCGCGTGCAGGTGGCCGTCTCCAACAAGATGACGGCCGAGAATGCGGCCAAGGCCATTGCCGACGCTGTCACTCTCAACAAAGACCTTCCGGTGACGGCTCAGGCATCTGCAAGCTCGGTCACGCTGACGGCCAAGAACAAGGGGACCTGCGGCAATGACATCGTCCTTGCCGTGAATCTGCGCGGTGCGATCAACGGCGAAAAGATCGTGACCGGTCTGGGCGTCGAGGTTGAGACGATGTCGAAGGGCGCAACTGATCCCGATCTGACTGAAGCGCTTGCGGCCATGGGCGACGAGCAGTACGACTTCATCGGCTGCCCGTATTGCGACGCGGACACGCTCGACAAGCTCTCCGAAAAGATGAACGACACGTCCGGCCGCTGGTCTCCCTACCAGATGATCTTTGGACACGTGTACACGGCAAAGCGCGGAGCCGTGAACACCCTCGTAGAATTTGGCAAGACCCGCAACAACCAGCATGAGACCGTTGTCGGCATCGAGCCGAATCTTCCGACTGCTTCGGCGGAAGTTCTTGCGGCCTATCTCGCCCGAACGTCCGTCTTCATCTCGGCCGACCCTGCTCGCCCGACGCAGACGGGTGTGTTGACGGGTGTAATGGCGTCGCCCGAGGGCTCTCGCTTTGTTCAGAACGAGCGTCAGACGCTTCTCGAGAATGGCATCGCAACCCTCTACACGGTGTCCGGCTCCGTCATGATCGAGCGCGCCATCACGACGTATCAGAAGAACGCCTTCGGCGACGCAGACGCTTCCTATCTGGACTCCGAGACGCTTCATACGAGTGCGTACGTACTGCGTCAGATGAAGTCGATCATCACGAGCAAGTACGCTCGCCACAAGCTCGCCAACGACGGCACGCGCTTCGGAGCAGGGCAGGCCATCGTCACGCCCTCCGTGATCCGTGGAGAGCTGATTGCTCTTTACCGTCGTCTTGAGCTCGAGGGCATTGTGGAGAACGCGGATCTCTTCAAGGAATATCTGATTGTCGAGCGCAACGCGAGTAATCCGAACCGCCTGGACGTCCTGTTCCCGCCTGACTACGTGAACCAGCTCCGCATCTTCGCCGTCCTCAATCAGTTCCGCCTTCAGTACGCGGAGGAGTAAATCATGGGTAAGAAACTAGCAGGGACCTGCTTTGTGAAGGTCAATGGCCAGCAGCTCGAGCTTCAGGGCAACATGGAGTTCCCGCTGACGCTCGTGCAGCGCGAAACGCTTCTTTCGACTGCCGGCGTTGCGGGCTTCAAGGAAACGGTCGTTGCACCGTACGTGAGCGGGGACTTCATCGTGCCGACAGACTTCCCGATTGCAGAGATCAAGGATTCCACGGCTCAGACGATCACCGTCGAGTGCGCAAACGGCATGGTCTACACGCTTTCCGACGCGTACGTGACGGACGTCATTGCCTACAAGCCGGTAGACGGCACGCTTTCCATCAAGTGGGAAGGCACCAACGGGGAGCTCGGCTGATGGAACAGACCTTTACGTTGTCTCAGCCTGTCCAGCACGGCACGGAAGAACTCATGGAGCTGACGCTTCGTGAGCCGACTCCGAAGGACGTGGGAGCGCTCGGACTGCCCTACAGGCTCCATGCCGATCTCACGTCCGAGCCCGTGCCGGCCGTCTGCACGAAGTACATCTCCAGACTTGCGGGCATCCCGACTTCGGTCGTGGAAAAGCTGGCGCTCAACGACTACACGATGCTTCTGTATCTTGTCGTCGCTTTTTTTTCATCCTCTCGCAAAGAACCGCAGGGGAGCTGATGAATCTCGCGTTTGAGACGGCCTATTGGTGGCGTCTCAAGCCGAGTGAGGTGATGGAGCTTCCGCTCTCCGAGCTGAGGCTCCACATCGATCAGTGGAACAGGATTCAGGAGAAACTCAAAGATGGCGAATAAGGATTTCAGGCTGACCGCCGTTCTGGCGGTGCGCGATACGATGTCGCCCGTCTTGGCCGTAGCCTCTCAGAAGTGGGAGGGCTTCAAAACGGCGATTGATTCGACTGAATTCAACGACCTCAACCGAAAGCTCAAGCTCGCTCAGCGATCGGTCCAGGACTTTGCGAGCGAGGCGCAGGGCGTTGCGCAGGCCGTAGGCGCGCCGTTTGCGGCCGTGGCCGGAGCTGTAGGCTTCAGCCTTCAGTCAGCTGTGACGGGATTCGCTCAGGCGGGCGACGGCCTCGACAAGATGTCCGCACGCCTCGGGATCTCGGCCGTGAAGCTTCAGGAGTGGAGCTTCGCTGCAACGCACGCGGGCGCAGCCCCAGAGGATCTGGAGGATGCGCTGAAGGATCTGTCAGAGAAGATCGCAGAGGTGGCCGGAGGCGATACCGGCGATGCTGCGCAACTCTTCTCGGCCCTGGGGATCTCCGTGAAGGACGCTTCCGGCAAGATTCGACCCGCTTCCGATATTTTTGAGGAGGTAGCGGATGCGATCCAGCGCAACGAGGATCCCGCCCTTCGTACAAAGATGGCCATGGTCCTTATGGGCGACAGCGGACGAAAGCTGATTCCCATGCTATCTGGCGGCGCGCAAGGGCTTGACGACATGGCCAAGCAGGCGCACGACCTTGGTCTGGTCATGAATGAGGACGCTGTCGCGGCCGCGGCCAAGATGACGGACCACATGGATGACATGAAGGCCAGCGTCACGGCGGTCGGTCATGAGATCGGCTACCGCTTGTCCCCCGTTGTCATCAGCATGTCGGACCGCTTCCGCGATCTGGCCGCGGCCAATAAGGGAGCGCTTGGGGAAAAGGTTGAAAAGGTCGCAGGATCGTTTGCGGATGCCATCGGAAAAATCGACTTCGAGGGCATTGCGTCCGCGATTCTGACAATCGCAGACTATTCGGTTAGGGCGTTCAACGCAATCGGCGGCTTCAATACGGTCCTTTACGGCATGGGGGCGCTCATCGCCGGCAAGAGCATCATGGCTGTGGTGTCTCTGGGATCCAGCGTTATCGGACTGGTCCAGTCCTTCGGAGCGGTTGCGTCGGCAGCGAAGGCGTTCGGCATTGTGGCCACGACGTCCATGGGGCCGATCGGGTGGGTGCTGGGCGCGCTCGCGGTCGGGGCCGGCATCATCATCGCGAACTGGGATCGGATTGGTCCGGCCTTAAAGGAAGTTGTTGGCAGCGTCGTCGATTTTGTGCCAGGCGCTTTCGACGTCTGCAAGGAAAAGTTCGGAGCGGTGGCAGGGGCGATCCTGACGACGGCGACGGGGCTTTTCCGAGGGGACTTCAAGACGCTGTTCGGAGGCCTCGACGATCTGGCGACCGCATCCTTCAATCTCTTGCCGGGGGCGTGGGGGAAAGCGGCCGTGTCCTGGTACGAAAGCGTCAAGGCAAGCGTTTCGCGCATCGGGCAAATGATCAAGGACTTCTTTGCCAACTTTGACTTCAAGTCACTCATGCCCAACATGGATGACATGATCCCGTCCGGCGTGAAGAGCTTCTTCGGCTTCGGGGTCGACAAGGATGACGACCCAAACCCCAAGGCCGCACGAATGGAGCGGTCTGCGGGATTCGCCAATCCTGTGTCAATGGAGCCTGACAGGTCCGCTCGCATGAGCGGCGAGATGGTCGTTCGCGTTGCGGCATCGCCCGGCACGACGGCGCAACTTGCCGACATGTCTGCGGACGGCATGAAGCTGACTGGCAACGTTGGCTATTCGGATCGATATGCGGAGGAGGATAGCTTCTAATGGCTGAAACTCAGAAAGAAGAGAAGGTGCTCTACGAGGCATCCTTCCGCGGCGTTCCGTTTCACGTCACGAAAATCGACTTGAAGGTCGGACGTCGCACCGTCACGCATGAGTACCCTCAGCGAGACAAGCCCTACGTCGAAGACATCGGCCGTGCGACGCGAAAGCTGACCTTCACGGCCTTTGTTGTCGGAGACGACTACATTGAGCAGGTGGAGAAGCTGATCAAGGCCGTCGAAACCGAAGGCCCCGGCACGCTTGTTCATCCGCACTTGGGCGAGATGAAGTGCTGTCTCGAGCAGGTTTCGACAATCACCTTCACGGATGCGACTCGAACGGCCACGGTGGTTTTGAATGCCGTCGAATCCGGGGATTTGGAGTTCCCTGCCATCGGGGAAGACAACACGAACAAGGTGCTCGAGGCCGCCGACGAAGTCGAAAAGTCTGCGATCCAAGAGTTCTGCGACAGCATTGACCTATCGGCGGTAAGCGAGTGGGGTGACGCTGCCTTGTCAGGGGACTTGCTCGACAAGCTCGGCATCATCAGCAATGCCGACATCGCGGCCATCTTCGACAAGGTGGATGAGATCAGCACTTTGATTTCAAAGGGCGTGAGCCTTATCAGCGGCGGCCCCGGGGCCTTTGCCACTCGGTTGATGGGGGCTCTCGGACTCTCGCGCTTCGCATCGTCCGCACGTGCCTGGTCCGGCATTGCGAAACAGCTCAAGAACCTGACGAAGCATGACAAACTTCGGGAAGGAACAAAAGCGCTTGCACAAGCGAACGCCGAAAGCACCGTGCTCTCGGATACTCAACGTGCCGTTCTCAAGAACCGGGCGGCGCTCGAAACGCTCATTCGTCAGGCGCTGATCGCGCAGATGGTCGGCGTGAGCGCGGTGGTCGGAACGAAGTCTGATCAGGTGCTGCCGGCCGAAGATGATGTGCAGACATCCGACTCGCTCGAGGCAACGGTCACGAAGTCGTACGACGACATCGTACAACTGAGGCAGGATCTGCTTGACGTGCTCGATGAAGAGCTTCTGATGACGACGTCGGATGAGTCCTATCTCACGTTGGAGAAGGCCCGCGTGGCCGTGTTCGAGACGCTCACGGAACGAGCAGAAGAAAGCGGCCATCTTTTGGTGGTTGTGCCTGGAGAGGTGTTGCCTGCGCTCGTGCACGCGTATGACTTCCACGATGATGCGACCCGGGATCAGGAGGTCGCGATTCGAAACGGCCTCGAGCACGAGGGGTTCTGCCCTGCGGATCAACTGAAGGTGATGGACGATGAGTGACAGAGTCGAAATCCGCGTAGGCGGCAAAACCTACGGCGGCTGGAAATCGGTCGTCATCGAAATCGGCATGGATCAGCTCGCCAGAGGCTTCAAGCTAACGGTGACCGATACCTTCCCCGGCAATACCGACTTCCATCGCCTTTGCAACGGGGATTTGGTTCAACTGTTCATTGGAGATGACCTTGTCTGCACCGGCTACATTGATCACGTGAACGTCCGATATGACGGCAAGCAGATCAGCGTAGAAGTCCAAGGGAAGTCAAAAACCGTTGATCTCGTCGACTGCTGCCCTGTGGCCAAATACGGCGCTTCCGATAGCTCCGGCGAGAATGCGTGGAAAGGAGTTGTCGTTGGCAAGGACGGGGCGAAGAAGGAGGTTCCTCCGGCGGCCGTGAAGACGACCTCTTGGAAGAACATCAAGACTTCCGAGATCATGGCCTCTCTGGCTGCCCCGTACGGCATTGCGGTTCATGCAATGGCTGAAATTGGCAACAAGCTCGCAGACCATACTGTTGTTCCGGGTGAAACCGTCCACAAATCCATCAACAGGTTGATCACAAAAGACAATCTTGTCGTCATGGATGACGAGGCGGGCGACCTCGTGATCGTCGAGCCTGGTGATGCAGGCGAATGCGTCGACGCGCTTGAACTCGGCAAGAACATCCTTACAGGAACGGCGTCCTTTGATGCGTCGAAGCTCTACAGCCGATACGTGGTGCTGGGGCAGCATGCCGGGACCGATACGGACTTCGGGCGGGCGGCCTCCGAAGACAAGGGGATCGAAGACTCTTCAATGGTGACTCGCCCTAGGCTTCTGGTTATCAAGGACGTGGGACAAAGCACCAAGATGACGTGTGGTAAGCGAGCCAACTTCGAAAGGCGGTATCGTGAAGCACAGTACAGGGCTGCTACGTACACAGTCCAAGGATGGCGGCAGAGTAACGGGAGCTTATGGAAAGTCAATTCACAAGTGAGGGTGGATGACGCACTGCTGGGGATCAGTGAGTTATTATTGATCACGAAGGTTGTGCTCCAACTGTCTTCTTCTGGCGCTACCGCGGAGCTTTCATGTACAGCGCTTGCGGGCTACAAAAGAGATGGTGCAAAAGCGGACGATAAGACGTCTTCTGAAAATTCATGGGTTGGGGTTGTCAAATGAGAAAAGCGTTGCTTGCCGTTGCTGTGGCGTTATTTGTTGTTCAGCCGTGCCACTCGAAGTTTGTTTGCGAGGAAGGTTTCAACAAGTATGGCGAGTGGGCCCCATGCCTGAGAGGGCACTATGAGCCCGGGCACGAAGAGGTTGAGTTGCCTGTTGATGCGAACCGAGTCGGTCAGGTCGAGAAGGTCCATAAGAATCTCGATGGATCGGTGACCGTCTGGCGGCATGGCTCTAGCGACACTGAAGAATGGGCGCAAACTGATGACAACACATGGGAGCGCAAGCGCTGACCATTTGACCAAAACACGTAATCGAGCGATCGTAGCAATACGGTCGCTTTTCTTTTATGAGCAGACTGTCTGATTTCTTCGCACGTGGCGTCATGACGCTTGCCGATGGTGCAAAGAAGATGCGCTCCGTGCAGGTGAGGCTTCTGGCCGACGAGGTGCGTGACGACCTCGAGCACGTCGAGCCTTATGGCTTCACTTCAGAGCCGCATCCGGAAGCCGAAGCGTTCGCGCTTTTCTTTGATGGCGATCGATCCCACGGCATCGTTTTCACGATTGCCGATCGACGCTACCGCTTGAAGTCGCTCAAGACTGGTGAGGTGGCGATCTTCGACGACTTAGGACAGAAGGTCCATCTCACGCGCGACGGCCTCGAGGTCTACACGCCTGGTTGGCTGCACGCGACTGTTGACAAGGATGCGGAGATCATTGTCGGCGGTAACGTTACTGAAACCGTAGGAGGTGACGTTTCTGCGACCGTGAGCGGCAATGTGACGCTCAAGGCCTCGGCTGTGACGATCGATTCGGCTTCGCTTCACATCACTGGCGCGACGACGATCGACAAAAGCCTGACCGTCCTGGGCGGACTTGCCGTGAGCGGAGGCGCCGGCGCGAGCGTTACGGGCTCTCTCACGACCACCGGCGATGTGACTGCGGCCGGAATAAGCTTGATGTCCCATGTACACACTGAGCAGGGAGATGGTGCCGACACGTCAGCACCGAAGTGAGGCTTGCATGGAGTTACGAATCAATGGGGAAGAGGCCGATCTTTCCGACTTTCAGGCTGATGAGCTGGCGCAGGCCGTGCTGATCAGCCTTTTTTCATGGCGAAAGTCAGATGCCGACGATGGAGTCAAAGCACCGAAGCGGCAGGGTTGGTGGGGAGATACGTTTGCCGCAGTTCAAGGCGACCGAATCGGCTCGAGGCTTTGGCTTCTGCAACGGGAGAAGATCCTTCCGCTGACGCTTCAGCGAGCCGAAGCCTATGCCAACCAGGCTCTTAAATGGCTGATTGACGACGGGCGGGTCGAGCAAATTACTGTGACAGCCAAGCGCGGGGCTGAAGCGGGGCAGTTGGATCTTCAGGTGGTTTGTTTCAAGCGTCGGGGCGAGCGCGCCTTTGACGCAGTCTTCAAGGATGTTTTAAATGGCGTTTGAAAGACCGACAATCCAAGAGCTGATCGCTCGCGTCCAATCGGATGCTGAGAGCAGGCTTGGACAAAAGGTAATGAGGTGGACGCTCGTGCCCGTACTCAGCCGCGTGATTGCGGGCGTTTCGCACACGCTTCACGGGCACATCAACTTCATCCTTCGGCAGATATTCAGTTCCACCGCTGAGGGAGCCTATCTGGAACGACGGGCCTCCGAGTACGGGATCTATCGAAAAGCGGCGTCGTACGCAACAGGCGTGGTGACGTTCGTAGGCTTGGGTGTGGTGCCGGAGGGGACGCTGCTTCAGACAGGCGACGGCGCGGTCTATGTGACGACGGCTGACAGCTCCGATGGGGAGGCACCGATCAAGGCTTCTGCGGCCGGTGCATCCGGGAATGCTGATGCCGGCATGGAACTCACGCTCATCTCGCCTGTGGAGGGTGTTCAGTCGACGTGTACGGCTGGCGAACTGACGGGCGGGGCCGATGCTGAGGATGATGAGGCATTGAGAGAACGCCTGCTGTTCCGTCAGAAGTCTCCACCGAAGGCGGGCACGAAGCAGGACTACGTGAAGTGGGCGCTTGAGGTGCCGGGTGTGACGCGGGCGTGGTGCTTCCCGAAGGAGATGGGGCAAGGGCATGTCACGGTGCGCTTCATGACGGACGGCATGACACAAGACGGAATCCCTAATGAAACGATGGTGAAGACCGTCACAGCGTACATCGAAGAGGAGATGCCAGTTACTACGGTGCTTCATGTGGTGGCCCCCATCCCGAAGAAGCTCGATATGACCATTGACATCTTGCCGGACACGGAAAACCTTCGGCAGCAGGTAGAGGGAGCCATTGCTCAAACAATTGTCGCTGAAGCTGCGCCCTCAGGTGCGATTTTGCTCACGTCGCTGAATCGAGCCGTAGCAGGCGTATCGGACTTGACGAGTTATCGACTTCAAGTGCCTGGCGACGACGTTGCGTGCTCGACAGGCGAAATCTTCGTGCCCGGCAAGATCACTTTTGTGTGAGGTGAGGCATGGGGTTTACGGAAAGTGACTATGAGCACTTGGTGAATTCGCTTTTGCCGAGGGGGCCGATTTGGCGCAGAAAGAAAGGCGGGATTCTCGATGCAATTCTCTTTGCGCTGTCAAGCGAGGCGGCCAGAGTCGATGCCCGCGCTCGTGCCGTCATCGAAGAGGCCGATCCGAGAACGAGCATCGAGGAGCTTAGCCGGTGGTTTGACGACCACGGTGTTCCCAGCGACTGCGTCGCAGCTATCGCGGACCCGTCCCTTGAACAGATGAGGCAGGAGCTGATCGCCAAGATCACGTCGAACTCAGGCTTGACGGCAAAGTATTTCGAAGAGCTTGCGGCCGTGCTCGGGTACAAGGTCTCGGTGACGACCTATTCGGAGCACGACGTAGAGCACGACGTAGAGGCTCCGCTCACAGATGCGCGATGGATCCCGGTGTTCACGCTTGGCATCACGATTGACGCGACATCTGGGTATGACGAACTGACGACAGAGTGGTCCGTCGAAGAGCCGTTGGCCAGGTGGGGAAATTCTTTGCTTGAGTGCTTGATCAGAGCGTTGGCACCGGCTCACGTCGACGTCGTTTTTATTTATCAATGAAGGAGAACGTAATGGCTCAAAAAGGTTTTTGGGGTTCAGGGGCGGTAGATACGCCGCCCGATCTTTCTACGCTTCAATCTGAAGGTTATCCGACATCCGGCGATCCGGCCAAGGGCATCCCGGCCACGAAGCCTCGAGCGCCGTGGTACTACATGATCGACCAGATGAGGTCTACCGTGATCGCGGCATGTTCGATGGTGCCCAAGGCATCTGCCGAGCAATTCCTCGAGGCCCTTCAATCGTTGAAGTGGATAAAGGACAAAAGCTTACCGTCGTCCAAGCTGGCCTCTGACTTCGCCCCGGATCATCTGCTGATTCGAGGCATGGCCCTTTCGGAGCTAAAAACCGTGACGCTTAAAGACCGTGAACTTGCCGTTGCAACCGACACGTACGAACTGTACATCGGTGACGGGGTCACGCAAGGCGGTCATTTGGTGAACGGGAACCAAATCACCGAAATCCAAATGGTCCTGGCGAAGCTGACGAACGCCGTCGCTACGCTCGGCCACCAGGCGCAACCTCTCTCAGGAGTTTAACTATGGCCCTGCCTAATCTCTCTCAAATTTCCGAAGCGCTCGACAAGATCATGCCCGAGCTGACGCCAGTTCCGGTCGGCACCGTGGCCTTTGCGCACGAAGTTCCGACGGGGTGGCTTCAGTGCAATGGGGCGGCGGTTTCTCGCACGACGTATGCGCGCCTTTTCAAGAAGATCGGCACGAAGTATGGCGCCGGTGACGGATCGACGACTTTCAATCTCCTTGACCTTCATCATCTCGTTTTGGAGGGAACTAATACCCCGAGCGAAGTGGCTCAGAAGGTAGAAGCTGGATTACCTGACATTACTGGTCAACAGCATACGTGGGGCTGGATCGTCAATCCGTCGTGTAGCGGTGCCCTTTATCCGGGTGGCGACAGTGGCCATCCTAAGCAAGGGGTCGAAAGTAGCGACACCACATATGACACGCTCTTCTTTGCCGCCTCACGTGCCAATGGGATTCACGGCAAATCCGATACGGTGCAACCATCCAGTCTGCGCTTAATGGCAATCATTAAGGCCTGACATTACAGGCTCTGTGCACACCGTTCTTGTCGAAAACCCCAGCGTCTTAGGCGCATTTGAAATCACTGCCAATTGGGCCAACAACCTCGCAGGCGACGTCTCTGGGAGCGTAGAATTCGGCCAGAACGTGTCTTTCCTAGCCAGTAGGTCAAGTAGCACATACGGCAACGGATCGACTGTTCAGCCTGCGTCTCTCAGGCTTTTAGCCATCATCAAGGCCTGACATCACTGGTACTGCCGGAGATGTGCATGTCGGAACGAACGCGAGTGCGGCCGGGGGCTTGGAATGGCAAAAAGCGGGGAATCGACAACATATGCCACTCGACGGCATTTGGCAGTTTGGTAACTTCTTTCTTAGCGCATCCCGCTCTTCGGGGGAGTGTCAGGATTTCTGTGTCTGGGGAGGTTATTCCAGGGGCAGCCCAACGA